GCTTCTATCAGCCTGTTTCCTATCATCTATACTCTCCTTAATCCTACGTTCAAACTTCTTTAGTTCCTTAGACAATGCGACCTCAGGCATACTCTCATTATCTTTGGTTAAAGCGTCTAATACCTCCTGTGGATTGTTTATGCCCAAAGTCGTTAATGCCAACTGTCTAACCTCGTCTGCATACGATATGTCAGGTATTGCCTGTATCATCTTGACTATCGCATCAGCAGCTTGCATGACATCATCAGGTGCGATAGCTGGGAAGTCTATGTCTACAAACATCTTTTCAGGATCGGTTATGCCCTTCTGGTTTAGCACGAATGAAATCATATCCCGATAAGCACCTTCCCAAATAGACTGGTATGACTCAAACATCTTCACCATTGGGAGTTCTACTGTTTGTGCCGTTGCTAGGCTACCAGTTGATATGTCGCCGAAGTATTGCTCACTGATCCCAACAGCAGCACAGACTTGAAGTTTAATCATTCTCCCATCTTGGAAGGCGTTTGTCGCATTGGAGTCTGTCCTGATTGGATTAGTGTCAGATCCCATGTTCTCAAACAACACACTAGCAGCGTTCGGATTCTTGTCGTTCAATACAGCCTTCGATGTAGCAACCTGTGTAGCACCGCCTTTGGTTTTATTCTTCCAGGCGAATTTAGCCAACGCCAGCATGACGGCTATCCTCGAAGCCAGGAACTTCCTATACCACTTTATCCAATCTAACGCAGGTAAGAGTAGAGGATTGCCCCTCTGAGAAATAGTGTTAAATGGTAGATGGTAAACGAAAGCGTCCTCTGTTGATGTCCTGGACGCACCGGATGAGTCTAACGTGGCTATGTCTTTCGTATTAAATATGCTCTTGTAATAACCCGCATGAGACTTGCCAGTCGTATCAGTCCACTCACGTTTGTATAATCTGACATCTTCCTTATCGTCTGGATTGGTTATTATCTCGGTTATCTCCAATGCTTCTATTCTTCTTATCGCTGTTTGGTCACCTATAAATATGGCAAAGAAGTTCTCGCCGTCTATCAACCCTATGTTACTAGACTTACGAACACCAGCAGCAGAGAATATACCCCTGTTAGCAGGGTTATCCCATATGCTCGCTAAAACAGCCTTTGTCCCATCCTCTTGTGTCGATGCGGTGATACCAGAGCCGAAGGTATAATCAGTCCACAGGCGAATAGCCTGCTTACCTAGTGGGTCTTTGACGGCGTATAACTGCGACCACTTGATATTGTTTATACGTTCAGCACCAGTGATAGCACCATTCACGCCTGATAGGTTAAGCCAGCCCTCATCTTCTAAAGATAAATCCTTCTCTACTGAGGCAACCGCTTCTCTTAAAATAACTTCTAATTCATCTGCCATATTTACTCCACTGTTTCATGTAATACGAAACAACGATATTCCTGAAACAATCTATCTATGTAACTATCCTGTATTTCCAGTTAGTTATAAATCCAAATCAACCTCTGCCATCGCATCGTAGACTATTATATTCTCTTTTTCAACAGGCTCGAACTTGCCCATTATAGCGTACCTTCGAGAATCCATGCCATGACTGAAGTTATGTGTTGTCTTATCTGTCAGCTTGCCGTTCTTGTCTGCTATGTATCTGAAGTTCCTCTGTTCCTTTATGCAGTTGGTAGAATCCTTTGTCCAGAATTGTTTATACTGCCTGACCTTCTGATGACCGTACTCTACTGAACCTGGACCTTTCGGTGCTGGCTTAATGTTAAATCCATGCTGATAGATTTCCTCTATTGACTTTGGTTCAGCCGAGTCAGCGAATATCTCATCAAATCGTTGTCTTACGCCTAGCTCAGTCATTCTATAAGCTATGGCATCGTTGGTTAATCCCTTCTCGTATATCAACTCGCTTGAATATAATCTATCACCGTTTATGACGTTGGCAGTTAATGATGTAGGATCGTTGGAATACCCAAAGTCTAATCCGTAGAATATGTCACCGCCAGGTAATACATCAACTTGCTCAAATGACGGATAGACTAATCCTTCGACTTTGCCCAGCTTACCCAGTCCGTAGATGTTCCACCAATTAGCATCATTCTTATTTGATTCTATATTGGCGACTATCTCTTTGGGGATTACATCCGCAGCGTCTAAGTATGTTGAATGAATGTACTCATTCTCAGGCTTACCAATCCAATACTCATGCGCCCAAAATTCACTGGTTGGATTCCAGTCTGCTATGGTAAGGAGTCGAGTCCGTATGTCAAGCCCCCTGGCAGTCTCCCAAGGCACGTTATTAGCCTCATTGATGAACAGTATATCCCTGCGTGGTCCTCTAACCTTGTCAGCCTCATCAGCACCAAAGAACTCTATGACACCGTTACCGAAGTTATAGGTATGTTCAGACATATTATATCGTGGGTCATTCTTCGGCGTGTCGTCTATGATGTTAAAGAAGTCTCTGATAGCACCCTTTCTCAAATGAGGTAATGACTCGCTCACTACGGATATTAACAGCTTATTCCTGGCGTGCTGTGCTATTAAAATCAATAGCTGAAGGATTGACCATGTCTTACTCGATGCAGTGCCACCTTCGTTAAGAATACGCCGTTTATGGGCAATCCACGCCTGTGCATTGGCTTCATAGATTCGTGTTGTCTTTAAGTTCATAACCTTGCGAGTGCAGGAAAGCCAACTCTTTATTAGCGTGCTTACGCCAATCTACTTTAATCCAAAAATCTTCAGGTATATCCTTCCATAGCCACGGAGGATCAAGTGCATATAAAGGACTATCGTTGTAAATGAACTCTGCAAAAGCCTCTGCTACCTTTTCGTATTCGGTCATATTCTCTCCTTTAACTATACCACCTACCTATTTCTTCAAAAGCCTCTGTTACCTCACTATCATTTATATACTCAATAAGTAATTTATCAGCCTCTATATGTGCCGTCTCATAATCAGTAACTCTATCTCTACGTAGTTCTTTAAGTTTCCCCCTTAATTCTTCTATGCTCATATTCTCTCCTTATGTCCCCTCTCCACTAACAATAGCCTCAGTAAATGTTCCTTTGAACTCAATTGATACATCATCAGGCTCATCAGGTATGATAAAAGGCAATACTAATTTACCTACGCTAATTAACTCATCGCCGTCAACTCTTTGTATCATTACGTTCCCTCCCCTTCTATGATAGCCTCAGTAACCTGCTTGGCACTATCATTGGCTACCGTAATCTGAACTGCTAACGGTGTGCCGCCTGCACCTGTTACCTCTGTCTTTTCTGTCATGCCTAGCCAGTTCTTTGCTAGGAAGATAGCCATGTTCGGATGCTTGGCTGCCATCTTAAACATGTTCTGCCTGAGTGATATTAACCCACCTTGTCGTTTACGTTTGAAAATTTCGACAAACAGACAGTCGTATTTCTCTTTAACTTTCCTCTCTATTGTCTTCTCTGAGCAATTGAAAGCATCAGCGATCTCTCTAAGTGTACACTGCATCTTGCATAGAGATTCAAACTTCTCCCAATCAATTACTATTTGCTTTGTTCCATTAGCCATTCTTTATCCTTCTTGTTTTGAGGTTCATAAGTAATGCCATTTTCGTAACACCATTTCAATACGTCAATCAAATCAACACAAGTGCTATTATACCCCCCTTCATTGGTAGCTACAATGCACAGTCTGTCGTTATTGTTATTATCATCTTTTAGAAGTTTCAAGAGTCCTGATAAACCATAACTATAGGCTTCATTTGACGCTCGGATTAAAACTGGTCCTTCTTCATTATATTCTCGTATATTCGTATCCATACTCTCTCCTTATTCTACCTCAATTGTAACCTTAAACGATTTCTCTGCTAGTTGCTGTAGTTGTAACAGTGCCTCAACGTATGCCCTTGATATGTCCAGCTTAACTCTACCACCGTCTCCCATGCCGTCTAATGTGATAGCACTCTGTATTGGTGGTAGTGAAGCCTCAAATTCTATCTTCATACCACTTCCTCTAAATCAACACTATGCTCCAATACCTTGAATAATCCGAGGCAACTCAAACACCTGTAGTACAAGTCGTATCTATTACATGTGAAGAAAAATCCCATACCTCCATAATCAGACTCACCAGGTTTTAGTTTTGTGATTGGAACCATTGGCATTTTCTCTTTACATTTTGGACAGTATTTGTCCTGTATTTCTCTGCCTCTACTGTTCTTCTCAAGTTCTGATACTCGCTTTCTTAAATCTTTGTCTTTCATTTTCTCTCCTTAATACTGTATTCTCCTTATTCCCCAGAACACTCTGATATGACCTTCCCTGTATAGTTGAATACATATCCTACCAACAAGGTCAGTGTCATAGCCTGTGATTTCCATAATCTGATCTACATAGGATGCTTGACCGCTTACAACGAGGTCTTTTACCCACTCGTATGCGTTACATTCTGCGGTGACGTCCATTCCCATGCCTCATCATGTGGTGATACTGATTCATTCTCCCAGGGATACGTTATCATCTTCTGCTCATTTACCATCCCAATCTCTTACAAGTCTCCGCTACATCGACCTCATATGATTTTACATCATCTTTATTCATTTCATCTGCCTTAAAACATACAGGACAACGTACTTGATGCGAACCAGAATGAAGCACATATCCTCCCCCCATGCGAATAGTATCACCTGGATACATAACTATCGGGCTTATATCCTCAAGACAATAAGGGCATGATGTATCTCTATGTTTCAATTTCATTTTCTCTCCTTTGGTGTAACAGTAATATCCTCTTTAGTATGCCATTTCTTATCTGCGTAATCTGAGGTAAAGTTAAACTTGGTGATTTCATAATTGCCTTCAGTAACAATATGGACTTTATTTTTTCTACCATTCTTACAATCAATGATGATTCTAGTCATATTCTCTCTGGAGGAAAGTATGCAGATATTAACTCTCCATCCTCATCTTTCATGTTAATTGTAATGCTATTATTGAAGGATTTATCTCGCACAACAATAGGAGAAGAAAACTCTGCTGCATATATAACTTCGTCTGTCTCTCTATTAATAATCTCTATACCAATTGCTGTCTTTGCCGTAACTATCATATTCTCTCCTTACACGAAAAGGGGCAGAGTATTACCTCTAGCCCCTTTATTCCATGCGTGTATCTGCATTGTCAATATACATGTGCGAACAGATTTTGTCAAATACACCTTTTACGATAAGCAATTTTGTTTATTCACCTCCTGTTTTAATCAACTATAAACTGATGGTTTTTAACCCAGTCTGCTTCGTCACCTAAGATTTCATTTATCCAGTCAATCACCTTTTTACCTGCCCCACTATCAAGTCCATTATCTAAAAAGATTGCGTCTGTTATTGCCTCTCTAGCAGTATCCAAGCAATCCTTAGTATCTTGTGGTAGCCTCTCAGCCTTCTTTACTGCCTCTATGTAGGGTGCTACCTTGGCTAGTTGGGCTTTTACTGCTTGCCTACACAAACTCACAGCCCACTCATAGTAACAAACTCCATAATCAGGCTTACACATTTCTGCTATTTCGGTATCACCAATCAAGCAATCCATTAACTCTTTATCCATTAACGACCTCCAATGATAGTTCCCTTATTAGCGTTCCCTGAATACCTAGCCCGATGCCATAGGTCAACGTGTACTTGATTCCGCCTGATTTCCCTGAGTAGTGCATTTCTTTTGGTTTGCTGGTATAAGTTCATGCTACCTCCTTATTAATTCCTTAAACTCAATATCATCTATATTTAACAAAGCCATTGCTTTCAGGGCAGACCATTCTTTAAGCCAATACTTCGTCATTATTCTGCCACCATCAAGCATCGCAGATTTTCTTATAGCTGGCTCATTGGAGTCAACCATACAATCAGGGCAATTAGTTACCCACCAATTCTTATGTTTTTTGCACCAAGTAAGTGTTATCTGTACTTCCATAATCTACCTCCAAACATACTGCAATAATCCCAATCCTACTGCCACACAGGACAGTATTAATATACCCCTTATTAGTAGCTCTAGTTCTATTACCATGATCCCTCCTTTTTACGGTGGTATTCCGACTTCCCATTCATAGGTATTTGGACCATCTTCACCAATGTTATGTTCTGTAATAACATCATCATAACTGGGCCCAGTTAGTACCCTTACCATTTGGTCTATTACCCACATTTTATGATGGTCACCATCAATACTGCCATACCTCATGGCTAACTCTACTGCTTCGTTAATGGTGTTCAGTGCTTCCTTCGCGACCTGGATGGCTTTTTGCTCATACGTCATCTCATCATAGACCGTGCCCTGCAGGACGTTCAGGCAGTCTATTGCTTCTGGTATATTCATTAACCCTCCTTTTTATCTATCTTGGCTATTTCTTTCTCGAAGCACCCAGGACACATGCCATGAGTAACACCCTTATCGTCCAGAGGCTCTTTCTCTCCGAGGTACTTATTACACCAAGCACATTGTATAATCATTACACTCTCCTTATTTGATACTACCAGTGTAATCTAATATATACAGCTTGTCAAATGTACCTCATCCATTTAACAGGCACTTCCTCTATATGGCAACGACCCATAGTGGCAAGTATAAAGAATGGTACATTCTCTTTCCTGCACAATCTCTCGGCCTCCTGCTCTGCCTCTTGGTAGGTCTCATGCCACTTTTTGAAATTCATATAGTGTTCTTCCCTTACAACTGCATATTTCATGTTACCCTCCTATTTTAACTCCATAACCATCTGGGAACAACGATTGGCGGCTATCTCGCAATACTTCTCCTCTATTTCTATTCCAATTGATTGTTTCTGTAAGTCTTTAGATGCTCTAAGAGTTGTGCCACTACCCACAAAAGGGTCAAGTATCGTTTCTATATCACCGGCTTCTTGCAAGCACCACTTCATTAGAG